GTGCCTCCAGCACCGCCGCCAGTAGCGGCATTACCCGGGTAACCCCCGCCACCAGAGCCGCCAGTACCGCTAATGTTATTGCCTATGCCAGCGCCACCGCCACCATAATTAACGGAACTGCCAGTGATTGAAGAAGCGCCTCCATTTCCACCATTATTTCCAGAACCATTTGCACCAGAACCAGCGCCCCCACCAGCACCTGCACTTCCAGTTCCTGTTCCTCCTGTGTAATCAGCATTAGAACCGCCTAAAGCAGTTGCGCCATTTTGCCCGTTGCCGCCTGTGGCACTTGCTATAGTTGACCCGCTAACAATACTGGAAGTGCCGCCATTGCCAGATGTTCCTCCTGAAGTGGTATTACAAGTACCGCCAGCACCCACTGTAACTGTATAAACTGTTCCAAAAGTAAAAGTTATTGATGATGTTTTTAATGTGCCGCCAGCACCGCCACCGCCATAATAAACGCCGTTAGTTCCACCAGAACCGCCACCGCCACCAGCTATTACAAGGTAGTCAACAAGAGGCGCAGGCCAATTACTGGCCGCCTTAGCTTGCATCTGTTGTGTTTTTGTCCACATTCCTGAGTATTGAGTCATGTTGTCCTCAGAAGGTTATTGAGCCAGAAGATGTGAATGTGTAGATGGTGTATTGGGTACTGTATGACACCGTAGGTGATCCTGTTGTAGCTGTAGCCGCAGACAGACTGCGAATGATTACAACGCCAGAGCCGCCTGCACCGCCTGTTCTTCCATTTGGAACGCCACCACCAGACCCTCCGCTTCCGCCCCCACCACCGCCAGTATTTACAGTGCCTGCCGTGCCATTAGTGTTTTGGTTGCCACCTGTACCGCCACCACCATTGCCGCCTGCTCCACCAGTTTGAGTAACATAACCGCCAGCACCGCCGCCGCCAGCATAAAAAGTGGAAGTGCCTGTAATTGAAGAAGACAGCCCAACACCACCCGCTGTTGGATTTGCGCTTGATGCTGTTAATGCCGCCGCTCCAGCACCGCCGCCGCCGCCAGAACCATACGGTGCAGTGGTATAACCACCGTTACCACCACCAGCATTTCCTTGGCCTGAAATTCCACTTCCACCACCATCTGTACCATTTGATTCAGCCGCCGCTCCACCACCTGACCCCCCATTGGCTCCAGATTGTGAAGTATTTGCGGTAGCGTTAGTAGAGCCACCACCACCACCACCTGTAGAAATAATGGTAGAAAAACTAGAGTTTCCGCCAGCACTTCCTTTTGTGCCTATTTCGCATTGCGTACCAGTACCACCCGCCCCAACAATAACCGTATAAATTACACCAGCGGTAAGGTTTAAACCATTGGCAGTAAGTAGACCCCCCGCACCGCCGCCGCCATTACTAGCCCCACCCCCGCCAGCTACAACAAGGTAGTCAACAGAAGGTGCTAAAGGATTAAAAGTGGCAGTAATAAAACCACCGGGGTAACGCATTGACATTATGAGATGTCTTCGTAGCTGATGCTGTAAGTGATACCGCTGGCTGTACCTGAAGTCACAGTGATTGATGTGCCTTCCATCAAGTAGATGGCGGTTGTTTTGTCCACAACAATCAGCGAAGCGTTAGCCGGTACAGACACAGTAGAAGCCACAGGATAGGCCGTACCGCCCGATGGAGCAGAGCCTTGAGCCACAGCACCGTTAGAGTACACAGATACCGTAGTGTTGACAGCGGAAGAGCCGTTAACGTTAGCCGCTACGATCTGATTGATCTTGTAGACTTTGCCGGAAGAAGCGGTATTAGGTAGTAACACAACCGCAGTTGTTGCTGAAGGTGTTAGATATGTAGTTGTGCCGTAGATCGTCGTTACGGCTACGATATTTGGATTTGCCATTTCAGTTCCTTAAAAGCCAAAGATCATCGCCATAGCGATAGATTTGCCGGTTGTGATGCCAGCGGTTGCAAAAGATAAATTACCCGAGCCATCAGTGACCACGGCTTGTCCACTTGTTCCATCCGTTGCTGGGAATGTCAGCGTCAAGCTAGAACTTGTGTTTGGAGACTGAAGCGTAGTTGTGCCAGTGCCGCTTGCATTACCCTGAAGTTTAATGTTGCTCATGCTGTGTATGTCCCAGAAGATGTGAATGTATGATAGGTGTAGCCACCTGCTGATGTAACTGTACCGCCTGTGCCGCGTTGTGAGCCAAGATAACGAATGATAAATACGCCTTGAGTTCCCGCAGTACTTGCCGTTCCACCATTACCGTAAGACCCACGTAAAGAGTTTGAACTATCTCCGGGAGTAGCGGCAGAACCTGTTGTTAATGTTGCTGAAGTAACAGTTGATGAGTTGTAATAGCCTGAACCACCGCCACCGCTAGAGTCTGTAGGAGAACCATTACCTCCTGCTCCGCCGCCATAGTAACCGCCACCACCACCACCACCACCGCCGCCATCGGATGTGTTTGGAGATCCACCTTGCAGTGCTGTACCTGCTGGGTATCCAGAACTACCAGACTGTGTGCCCCCGCTTCCCGCACCACCACCAGTACCATTTTGAGCAGTTGTTCCGCCACCAGCACCGCCATAACCAGCAGGCGAGTCATAGCCACCGCCGCCGCCACCGCCAGCAATTAAAAGCGCATTGGCTTGAGATGCTGAGCCATTAAAAATGCCTGAATAACCACCACCTTGACCACCATATCCACTTGATCCAGCCGTGCCGCCTCCACCAACAGGGGCCGTTCCGGGGCCAGCGCCCGGGGCTTGTACAGATCCACCACCACCTACCGTTATGGTTAATGCTGAACCTGAAGTAACACTGTATAAACCATTAGCCGCTCCACCACCACCGCCAACAGATAAATTTCCAGAGCCACCACCGCCACCGCCCCACGCATACATTTGTATTTGATACGGCAATGTTGCAATAGTAAACCACGATGAAGTTACTGAGTTATAAATTTCAAAAACGCCAGTAGTTGTATTAAGTCTAATCATTCCCGCAGTGGGACTGCTAGGTCTTTGGGCTGTTGTTCCGGTGGGAATTGCTAATGCGCCAGTAGAGTTAAATGTTGCGTTTTGATCTGTGCCAATTGTGACCGCAGTTGTTCCAGCAGTCTGTAACACCATTGGAATAGCCGAAGGCGTAGTAACAACTCCGGTTTGAAAAGTTGCTGTACCCGTAGTACCCAATGTAAGTGCAGTAGTACCAGCAGTCTGTAGCACCATAGGCACAGCCGCAGGGGTCGTAACAATACCTGTCTGAAGGGTTGTTGTGCCATTAGTAGCAAATGTTGCCGCCGTTTGAGACCCGCTATTAGTCTGTAATACCAACGCACCCGTGGTATCGCCAGTGACAACAATTGCCGTAAGCGCCGTGGTTCCTGCTGAAATAGTACTCATATCACGATCCACTTCTGTCCTGTTGGGACAGTGATTGATACACCAGAAGACACTGTAATTGGGCCAACAGAAAAGCCGTTGTAGCCTGAGTACAGAGCGCCGCTTCGGGCAACTGTGGTGTTATTGGTGGCAATAGACTGGCTACCCAAACCAAACAACGACCGGTCTGCGGGATAGTTTACAAACACATCTTTTGTGCCAGCCGAGAAACTAACCAACGACCCACTATTAGATGACGAGAGCACCGTGTCACGGGACAGCGTTGTGCCAGATGATGTGTAAGTACCGATACCTACCTCCCACTCTGTGCCTGTAGTGGCTGCAATTGTGTAATAGGTGGTGTTGCTATTGCCAATAGCTGAGAAAGACTGATAGCCAGTAGACGCACCGAGGAGCGTGACTGTGCCCGTACCAGTCGTAGTGGTGGTTTCTTTTACCCGATCAGCAACAACAAGTGCCATTCACCATCCTTAATCAAAGCGTTTCGATCAATTCCCAACCAGCAGATTCTGTGGTATCTACCAGTGCCCAACCAGCGGATTCTGTATTGGTGATATTCTGCCAGTTTGCGTTCTCGCTGTCATCAATTAACGACCAATAAAATACACCAAAAGCGCCAAGCTGTCCAGAAGCTCCTACGCCAGTCAAAGCGATCTGTCGATCTCCAACAGAAATAGTGCCAACAGATCCTGTCGCATTAACCCCTGTAATGGGGAAAGACTTAACACCAATAATTGTACCAACTTGACCTGCGGCGGATGCGCTGGTTAGTGCAACACTAACACTTAGGCCAACAGAACCTGCCGCACCGTAAGCTATAACACCGTCTTCATCCTTAGACTCAACAGGAACAACAAGTCCTGTACCGCCTGTGGCAGATACTCCTGTCAAGGCAACGGTACGCTCTCCAACACTGATCGTACCAACAGCACCTGTGGCGCTAACTCCTGAAATGGCTTTGCCTATTCCAACTGTGCCTGTGTTGCCTGATGCAGATACGCCCGTGAGAGCAACAGTTCTGGATACGCCAACGGTACCTACATAACCATTTGCATGAACTTCTTGAATCTCTGGGTTTGCGTACTTATCAACCCCACCCACTTCGGGATGACACAAAACACCCGTTAAAGTTGGCGCAATCGTAAGGGAAACGGAACTTACAAGACCAGCACCAGACACACCTGTCAGTGCAACAGTGCGGGAAGTTGTAACGGAGCCTACAGCGCCTGTGGCCGCAACGCCTGTAAGTGTTGCGCCAGATGATTCAGCCTGAGAACCAACAGAGCCAGTGGCAGATACGCCGGTAAGACCAATCGTTACGTTGGCCGTGGCTGTACCAACCGCCCCAGATGCGGATACGCCTGTAAGCGCAATCGTGACATCCGTCCCACCCGCAAGCGAGGAAAACGGAGCACCTGCAAATGGGGCTATACCAAACATGGGTTAACCAGCGGGGAATCCCGCCGCTCCTAGTTAGGTTGTAGCCAAGCGGATCAGCGCGGTACTTGTGGTGTTAGAAGGCATTGTCAAAGTAAACGTACCAGCAGTCACGGTCTGTGAACCAAAGGTATGAACGCTGATTGCCTTGTTACCCTGAGTTGAGTTGTACAAGAACACGCAGTCAAATGCTGTAGTCAACGTCACGTTTGTATAGACAATACTGGCCGAAGGAGTCCAATACGCCACACCCGCAGTTGTTGAGGAGTTGGTAGAAGTTGGAGCCGTAGCATTTGTAACAGTTACACCACCCGCTACGTAGTTTGTACCACTTACTTCACCCGTTGAAGAATAAACAGTTGTTGAAGCATTCAGGGTAGCTGAAGCCAAATACAACGCCGCTTTCACGGTATCAGTTGTAGGGGCCGTCAAACTTCCACGAGAAGTTAAAGTAACCGTGCCCAGTTGCTGTGCGCCTACTAACAGGTCGCCCATAAACGAAGTGCACATTGATTGTGTATTTGCCATGATATTTCCTTAATCAAAAGATGCCGCTTCTGCAAACAGGGCGGGGCCAGTTTTTAAACTGACATGAACCGAACGGTGAACAAGCTCACCATCAAGCCAATATTCAGTCCAGTTTGTTAATTCAATGTCATTATCGACGGAACCTTCACGTTTTTCAAGCAAAGATTCGTCCATTTCGCCTTTGGTGGTGTTCACTAATGCCATGTAAGCTCCTTAACTAATTCTGATGAGTGCGTTTTCGGGATCGTTTGTAGGTAACTGAATAGTGAATGATTGACCAAGCATCGTCTGATCTACACCAAAGTTAAAGACACCTACAGATTTATTGCTCTTAGTCTGGTTATAAATCAATGCACCACGCGTTGTAAACGTGGCCCCAGACCATGAAGGATTGGTAAAACTCACATACGCCACACCTTGACTAAGGTTGACGGTGATACTTTGAAGCTGTTGGCCCGTTGCCGTATATCCAGTGCCCGTGACTTCATTTGTTGAAGAATACACAGTTGTAGTTGGACCCAAATCTGCAGCCGATGTGTACAGCGCAATCAAAAATGTATCTGTGGAAAAGTCGTGCACTCCAAGCAGCAATTGCTGCTTAAAGCTGTTGGTGAGACCTGCTGTGATCATGCGTTATCTCACTTGTAATTTAACTTGACCATCACGATAAGCATCACCGCGCTGCTTAGCATCACCCAAGTTCTTAAAGAGACCAAGCGCTTCTTGATATTTGCCGTTGTACAAGGCCATCATGTCCTGCTCACCCTTCATAAAGGTATACGCCTCTACTAAAGATCCATACAGCAATACAGAATCAAAATTATCACCAAGCCATGTTCTACCGCTTGCCACCGTTGCAATAGACTCTGGGTAATAGTAAAAATGCAATTCTGCTCTGTACGCTTGATCAGGAGTAGGACCCACAATCAAGGTCAACTCATTTACATCCGTACTTTTAGGACCAAAGATTGCATAGTACTTGGGCTCTGCCCTGTAACCAGACGCTGGATAAACTTCACGGATAAAGTTCACATCTTTGTTAAGCAAGTACTGGTAATCACCTTGAATCGTCATGGTCCCAGTGACTGCGCCTGCGTTTACAACAGAAAGCGTTAATGTAGTTCCGTTAATGGCAGTGATGTATGCACCGGTGCCAATGCCGTTACCCGTAACATACTGGCCTGTAGCCAAGTTTGAGGCGCTTGATACAACAATTGTAGATGCACCAGAACTGCCTGTAGCAGTAGGTGTGTTGTATGGATATACGGCCAAAGAATATGTTGACAAGAAATCATCAGGGCAGGACAGATATTGATTGCCCGCTACCAAGGAACCCGTCATGTTTTTGCGCAAGTTAGCAACTTGCACAGTGTTGTAAATACGTTGCTCTGCCTGACTTACAAAAGTAGCAAGATTTGTTGCACTGAGTTCTTGATTTTCAGTGTAAGCAATGATCGCAGCTTTTAATTCCGTATATGTCATGTGATGCTCGTTTTAACAGGGGCAAGGACCGCAGCGGCCCATAGTTGTTTGGCATAAGGCATCGGCATCATTCCAATACTAGCAAACGAAGTATCAGCCGTGAACCCGACGTAGACGGTTACCCCAAGTCTACTCTCTGGGCGAGGTTGATGCAAGGCTTGTGGCTCATTTATTGAACGCTTTGGCTCAAGTTGTGGGTGCTTGGGTTCATAGCACTCAGGACAAACTTTAAAGCCTGTCCATTCCTTGATAAGCGTATTGAGTTTGTACCGTTGCCCGCACCTGTCGCACAGCGCAATTGCAAATTTGCCTGATACATAGGCCATGGCTTACCTCTGCGTGTAAGTGGGCACCACAAAGAAGCCCGAACGCTCACGGTCTTCAGAAGCTGCACGCATAAACTCTTCTTCGTACATTTGCTTAAGCAACATGACTCGCTCAGGAGCTTTTTTAACTGCCAAGTAGTACGCCAAAGCCGCAACCAAACAAGGCAAGAAACGGAAAGAAATGTCAGCAGTGTTGGTAAAACCGCCCGCGTTATCCATGCGACGAATAGCGTAATAGACAAAGGTCCAAGTCTGCGTTGCGTCAGGGGAGGGGTACAAGAATACCTTGGCCGGCACTGTGCGTTGAATGTAGTACTGCGCAGGACGTGATTGAGTCAACTTGTTAGGCACATGCAGCCACTCTGCGCGGCCTATACGGTCGATTGTGATGTCCTGCTGGGTAGACTGGCCTGCATTGGTCCGAATCACGGCAGAGAGGCCATCAATCGTGTCCGAGGGCAGGTCATACTCGTATGTTCCGGCCGTTAGCACCTGTTGGCGCTGTTCAATCGTCCAAAGATTTAAACCACGGTTAGCCCACTCTGCAAAGATTAAGTTGACGGAGCGAAGCGCCGTCTTCATGTCATAACCGTCGCGCACCTCAATACCGCAGCGCTCATACGCCTCAGCTATGAGGTCGTCAAACTGCAGATCAAAATCGGATACGCCGGAAACAGCCATATCAATAGATCATTGCTGTGCGAGCACGGGCTGCACCAACACCACGGACGGCAACCTTGTCACCTTGAACGCTCTTTTTAACGTTCTGGCTAAGCGTTTCACCCTGTGATTGGCCCATACCGGCAACCATACCGCCTTTAGCAAAACCCTTTTTGGCAATGCCTTCGCCTTTTTTAGCAAGACCGCCGTCTTTGTATCCATGTTTCATTTCGCCACCTTGTCTAAATTTTTTGCCTTTACTGGCCTTACTAAAATCCATCGCCACAGATTGTGGGATGCCAACCTTTTTTGCAAATGCAGGATTGTGCGCTGCCGCATCCATAAACTGCTTTTGTTTTTTACTGACTGCGGGCATTTGCTGCTCCCATTAAACGGTCTAACTTTTCGTCCAACCTATCTAGTCTATCCAAAACACGGTTGATATCTGCATGGACTTCGGCTTTTGTTACATATTCCTTGGCAACTTCTTCGCGGGTGCGATTGAGCAAAATCTGCAGGCGATTAAGCTCCTCAGATTTATCTTTCAAAACCCATCCGACAAAACCAATAAGAATAGTCAGGCCGGCGTTCCACAGCATCAGTTCCATTTCAGCACTTCCACTTGCGTAAGCTCTTGTTGATCCGGCTATCCGGATCTTTGGCAGTCTTCTCGCTTGTCAGCTTCTTTTTCATGCCTTCCATACGGGCACAGAAGCTGTCTTTACGAGAACCCCCTTCAGGCTGCGGAGCTTTTAATCCGGGTTTACCCGGATTAGCTTTGTTATAGGACGCGCGCCCTTTGGCATTTAAACCGCCGCTGGCACTTTTGCCCTCTTTACGCTGCCATGCAGGGGTCTTAGCCATGCTTAGTACTGCTTACAAGGCTTGTTACGGGCTTGGCCTACGCCACGGGGCGTAGTAGAACCAGAAGGAGCGACTGTTTTGCGGGGTGTCTGCTTAGCTCCACCCTTGCTCATATCCTGCTTCTGTGCACCGGGCTGAACTTCGCCTTGGTACTGGTCATCTGCCATTTTTGCTGCTCGTCCCATTTTGGACTCCTTATCCGTAGAAGATGTTTACTGCTGTTATATTAGACGTTTGGACGTATACCCCATTAAATGCCACTACACCATCACCCGGTATAAGGCTGACGTTGTTGTATGTATCGCCTGCGGAGATATCAAAGGTCATCAGCCAACGGGCGGCATATACCATTGAGGCTCCCGCAGTAATGGAGCCAGAGTTAATATCAGTAATGGTAAAAGTATTTGCATTTGTAACCGTAACTGTGTAGTTACCGTTTGTGGCCGTTCCACCTGTTCCAGTACCAAAATCTACCCCAATTGCATCCCCTGTGGATAACCCATGACCAGTGGAACTAACGGTTACTGTAGTGCCTGATCTACCATAGGTCGCAGTAGTAACAGGGGCAGTTGAGGTATCAAATAACGAAACATATCCGGCAGTTGCAGTTCCGGTAAATGAAATTGCCTTGACACGGGATCTTCCCTGCACAAGAAACCCCGTACCGTTTATATGCGCCTGTTTTACGTCATATTGAAACATAATTAATCTCCTTTAAGTTGGGGGCTAAAAGCCCCCTTGAGTTAATTAGGAATCTGCAAATGGCGTAGCCACTGTGCCAGTACCGAGGATCACGCCGGTAACCACGTATTTCAGGGCTGCCAATGCGCGAATTTCAATCCATGTACCTGCGACACCACCAGTTGTGCCACCGTTCAAGTTAATGAAGTCGTTTGTAGAAGCAGCGGTAAAACCTACCATTGCGCCAGAAGAGTCCGTGTCAACAGACAACAAAGAACCAACATATTTGTCAGTGCCATCAGTACCAATCTTTACAGAACTGGTAGCGATTGTTGTAGGAACCCAAATGCTATACAACACGCCCAAATTGTTGGTGGTGTTGTAGTCTTGGCCGGGACCAGAGCTAGTGCCATTAGAAACAGCGCTAATTGTTGGCAAAGTAATGACAATATTGGAAGCCAACGTGCCTCCAACAGACAAAATGCGACCACCATGAGAGATGGGATCCAAAGTAGTGCTGGCTGTGATTGCAACCACTGCGCCACTACCTTGTTGATACATACCGCCCATTGATCGTACTGGGCCACTGAATGTCGTGCGTGCCATGATTTTTCCTTACATACAAGTTAGGCGCATCAATCTGTATGTCGTCAGCCGGGACTGTTTGATGCACCGGAAAGCCCGGATTGCTGTATTTATATCACGGTATTTTTAAGTGTGCAACACTTATTTTTCTTGTCACAATCCCCCGGCATTATGGGGGCATGAAATACCGTGTCGTTTCTGTTGATACCCGTCAGCCAGAGGTGGTGCAACTACTGACGTTGCTTCAAAAAGCGTGTCTTCCTCACGACAAAATTTACCCAATTACACAAGGATACTGGCATGTTATTTACTCGCAAGATGGTAAAGCGGTTGGCTTCGGTGGTATTGTCCCCTCTACTCGTTGGTCTGACACTATGTACCTATGTCGCGCAGGCATTGCACCAGCTCATCAAGGACAGGGACTCCAGAAGCGGCTTATCCGACAGCGCCTTAAAGTGGCCAAAAGACTAGGCATGAATTGGGTTATTACAGACACCAATGAGAATCCAGCCTCGGCCAATAGCCTTATATCTACAGGCTTCAAAATGTTTGAGCCCTCTAAGCCTTGGGGTTTAAAAACGGCGTTGTACTGGCGGTATCGGATACAGCATGCCGTATAAAGACAAAACTGTTAAGCAAACTAAACAAAAGACGTATGCAAGTACGTACTATGCCAACAATAAAGCGATTGTAATTGCGGCAAGCAAAGCATCTGCCAAAGCGTATAAAGATCAGTGGCGCAGCTTTAAAGCTACATTAGCTTGCATAAAATGTGGGCAAGATCACCCGGCTACATTTGACTTTCACCACATAGACAGTAATACTAAAGAAGAGTCAGTCAATAAGCTGATAAAAAATCGTGCTTTTAAACGGGCTATGGAAGAAGTCAAGAAGTGTATTGTGCTCTGCGCTAACTGCCACCGCATACACCATCACGACGAGCGTGAAAACAAAAAAGCCAAAAAGAAAAAAGGGGCCGAAGCCCCCTAATATTACTTATTGTCAGCAGCTTCGGCGGCAGCTTCAACTTCAGCACCGTCTAACTCTTCTTCAGTGTCATCTTCTTCGTCATCACCAAGCACGGCAGTAGCTTCGTACTCAACAGCCCATCCATAGTGCTCTTGAAACTCTACAAACTTTTGAAAAATATCGATGACGTCAAAATCGTGAGTCTCGATAACAATTTTGTTATTGCCAAAAACGCCAAATTCCATTTCAAATTTCATGATGTGCCCCTAAGATTTATGCAACCACAGCGGCTGCAAGTCCATCCTAATTTAATTTTATGACAAGAAAAAGGCCACCCGAAGGTGGCCTTTAGTACGCAAACTGCGTATGGATTAAGCGCCGGGCGAACCGTAAGCGCCACGTGGGTCAGACCAGCCGAAGCTGTAACGCTCACGAGCTTTGTAACGAACGTTACCTGTGTCAAAGTCGCCTTCGAAGGCTGTTTTGATAGGTGAGCGCTCGAACATTTTCAAGCCGTTAGGTGCATCAGTGATGATGAACCATGCGTTGACGTCAGTCAAATAGTGGTTGACGGCATAGCCTTCTGGCAACATACCCATTGACTTGATAGCGTTGATATCGTTATCAGCAGTGGATGTGCGCAAAGTGCTCTTCATCAGGCGCTCTGCAGTGAACTGCAGTTCCTTAGGAACGATCATCTTGCGGCCAGTCAAAGCAACCTTCAAGCCACGCTCGTCGATGAACGCAGCAATGTCGATCAAAGCCTGCTCCAACGATGTCTCGTTCAAATCTGCAGCCACTGTGGGAGTGTTTGCATAGTTGGCGGACAAAGCAGTTGGGTGGGCTGTAGAGAACAATGCAACGCCGTCGCCGCCGGCATAACTGCCGCCAGTGAAACCGTTGTTCAACACAGAAGCAGCTTTTACTTGCTTTGTGAAGCTCATTGAACGTGCCATAGCCTTGGTGTAACGACCTGACAAGCGGTCATACAAGTTATCTTCCACGGCTT